TACCTAGTCCCTGTGAGACTGAAGTATCGTTAGCCATATTTTTAGTTCCTTAATCCTCGCTGTCGAGGCATTAAATTATTTGGTGGCTTTAGGGTCGTAGGTTTCGCCGCCAGCTGGCAGTTTGTCAGCCTTAGACTTGCCTTCGATTAAAGCCTCATTCTCTGCTTGGGCTTTTTGCATAGCCAGTAGTTCCTCACGGGTCGGTACGTCGCCAACACGTTCCCAGGCTTTTTCCCAAATCGGGGACATTAACTGGTCGGCGTGTATGACACCGTCTTCACCGGGAGGCGTTATGTACTTTGCACCCGAATCTTTGTGGACGTAGACACCCGGCAGGTTTATCTGCCTGTCACTGTTTGTTTCACCAGATATTTGTTTTGGTAGTTGACTTGCGTCCATATAAAGACCTTTCTTTAGGCAGACAGGTGGTAACGAATACCGGCGACTTTATTGGCTGGGCCAAATACGTCGTAGTAGCGTCGACCTTCTGCAACCGCACCGTCGATACCTTGAACGTCAGTGAGGACACGGACAGAGTTGAACTTCATCGGGCGGATTAAGACTTCTTCCCAGATGAACAGGAAGACTTCGTTTGCTGGTAGGTAAGTGCTAGGCACTTTGTGCAACGTCACACCGTCAACCTGACCAATGACACCCTTTTTAAGGTCAGCCATAGTGGTATCGCAAGAACGCATGAAAGTCGTGTCCTGCTTGAGGAGTGAGTAAGTTGCTGGGGACATGAAGCAGTGGCGGCCTGATTCAGGTACCTTAGCTTCAGTCATAGCGTCGTTCTGAGCCAAAAACTTGGTGTAAGCGTTTGAACTAGTAACGGCAGCGGTAGCGCCCTGGCTCTGGGCCAGTGCCAAAGCATGTGCAGCAGCCAAAGTGTAAATGTCGATGTTTGGAACAGCGACTTCACGGATTTGGCGCTTAACAGCCTTGTTTGCTTCCTGTACCAACTGCGAATCTTCCAGGTTACCCCGGTCGACGCTGAAGGCGAAGGACTTGTCCTGGCTCAGAGTAAATGTCTGAGTACCAGTACCGAGTTCAGTTAGCGTACCGAAACGGTTGGTACCGCTACGGACGTAGTTGACTTCGGAAACAGTGTTAACAGTGTAGATGGTAACGCTGTTCTTGCCATTGAAATCAAGGCGCACACCACCCTTGTTAACAATGTCGTCAGTCTTAGAGTCAAGTGCCAGTCGTTCGTCAATCTGAGCGAGGACAGCACTTGCATAATTTTGACTTGCCATTTTAATCGTTCCTTATTTGTTAGTCGTCAGACTTCCAGAGTTCCATGAGCGGGTCGACCTTTTGTTTAGGCGGTGAAGCCGAACTGGGAGCGTCAGCGTTAGCTAACATCTTCTCAGTCGCTTGCTGGCCTTTGAGTTGACCCTGCGCTTGGCTGATTCCGGCAGCCTTATTGAGCGTTTTGTAGATTTGGTAAGGCGAGAGATTCGTCCCGATGACTTGGTCTGTGTTGGGGTCGATGATGAGGTTGGCTTGGAGTAACTGGGCTGCCTCGTTAGACAGTTCCTCGTTATACTCCGGACTATCTGGGTTTGTCCAAGCGAAGTCATTTAAGACTCGGTTGGCTTCACTTTCGATAGTTAACTGCGCTTCGGCGACTCGCTCATTGTAGTCTCGGACTTCAATTTGCTGTCGTAGTGCCTCCACCTTGGCGTCCGTAGCAGTTAACCCCTCGTCCATCAGCTCCTGTTCAGTTGCGGGCTGATACACTTCGGCGTTCCGTTTTTCAACTTCCGTCCGTAGTGCGTTACGCTGGGCGACCAAATCCCGTATCTCAGTATTGAGCTGGGCTTTGCGTTCCTCGGCCTTGGTTTGCGGTTTGTCTGTCTCTGTTTCAACGACCTCTTGGTCTTCTGTTTCTGTGTCAGCTTCGGCCTTGTCGGGTTCGACGGCTGTATCGTCAGCTTGCGTCTCCTCTTTAGGGGCTTCTGGCTCCGCTTCAGGTTTTGTTTCTTCTACCGGTGACGACTCGGTTTTGGGCGACTCCTGTTCGTCGGCCATAAAGTCATCTAACGTAATTTCGTTAGATTCTTGTACGTCTGTGGCTTCGTCAGCCATACTTTCTCCTTTTGTTTAACGCCGTACCTCGGCGGGGGAGGGTCTGTGAGATGAGCCCTGCGCCAGGTACGGTGGCATACCCGGCACACGAATCACCTTACTTAATATAGATGTCTATCAACTCAGCGATGCGCCGCCTTTCATCTTCTAGTTGCTTACAGACCATATCCATGACGACAATCGCTGTTTCTTTGCTAACTTTGTACTCATTGGCAATTTCTAAGGCGTTCTGGATGGAATCAGTCGCCTTAATCCGTTCACTGAAGTGGTCGACAATCTTCTCCAGCTCTTTTTTAGCCTCTAAGGTCTTAGCTTGCTCTTTTTTACGGGCAATTATCTGGTCTTGGGGCTCTCTGGGGAAGAAAAACTCGCCATTATTAGGCATTAAATCGTCATCCATCATTCACCCCATTCCCAGACTGCATCAAAGTCCATTATTTAGCTCCTGATTTAGCGGTTGGTTGCGGTTTATTGGCTTGTTTGATGGCTAATTGGTGGGCTTGGTCAGCCTGTTTAGCCTGTAGCTGGATTTTAGCACTTTCCAACCCCAAATGAGCCTGTTCCATGACTTGTTTGTGGGCCTGTTCGTCGGCTTTTAAGACGTGGTCAGGGGTCAAACCTTGGTCTTGCTGTTGTGGAGCGGCCTGTGGTTGGTTAGCTTGGGCTTGGGCTTTGGTCATTTCGACAATGAAATCAGCCGTGCCTTGCGGACTGAGGCCGGGAGGAGGGCCGCCTGGTTGCGCTGGCTGGGATGGTGGTGGATTAACGCCGCCCATCTGTAGAGCAGCGGCTAATTGTTCGGCAGTTAGGTCGGCGCTGTTTAGGCGGATAACTGGTGGGTCAATGATTGGGAATGGTTGTTGTTTGGCTTGGGCAGCCTCAGCCTCATTCATCTTAGTCACGATGTCGCCGATGTTCTCAATGCCCATCTTTTCTAGTAAGACACGGTAGGCTTCGCCAGTATTGAACTTCCAGCCGTCCTGACCCATATAATAGGAGACTTGCGGGCTGACGGTCTTCAGAGCTTCCTGAATCAGGGCGAGCTGCTCATTATCGTCCTGTTCCTTGCTGGAGGTTGGGTCGACTCGGAAGGCTAGTTTCTCGGTGGCCGAGTCGTAGTCGATGCGGATGCGGTTGTCTTCAGACAGTAGGCTAAGGTCAAACTTGCCGTCTTCAGCCAAGTCTTTGAGTTTATCAGCAGTTTCACTGTCAAGTTGCAGTTCTTCAATACCGGTACGCTCGGCGAAGTAGAGGTTAATAGCGTCTTCACTCCAGCGCTCGAACCATGTCTCGAACTGCTTGCGCATATAGTTGTCGTCGATATTAAGATTGGCTCGACCGGCCTCAACCCCCTGTGGCGTCTTTGAGAAACCGGGATTACCGATGTCAGCCGAAATCGAAGTGTCGGGCGACGCTAGGAGGTTGAGCAGTTGAGATTTCATTAAGCCGTAGTTGTTGGGGAAATTAGCTAGGGAAGTAGTGTCAATCTTCAGCGGCTCTAGGCTATTGGCATCAGGGCCACCAGCACCCATGTCAATAATGACGTTAGGGGCAAACTTAATCTTGTTCTTATTCCAGCTACCCCGCTTAACTAGTGGTGGGTTGAGTTGCAGGGCTCGGTTGTACTGGTACATCTGCATTTCGCCGTCCATCAGGTTCTGCATACCGCCAACTAAGTCGATAACTGAGCGGCCAAATGGATTACTACCGTCGATGTCACCGTAAGCGAACTTTAGCGGCATTTCGCCACGAGGGTCTTTATTAACCTTGGTACGGACAATAATGCCGGATTGCGGGTGGAAGGTGAAGAACTTAGCACCGATACCTTTTTGGAAGCCAGTGACTAACTCGATACCGCCTTTGGTATTGATGTTGGTCTCGCGTTCGGCTGGTGTCTTAGCCTTGTCTTCTTTGGTGGTGACATACTCTTTAACTCGGGTTAGTTCAGCAGTGTCCCAAGTCCGGCTTTTCTTATCAATCTTTTCCTGAGAAGCAATTAAAGCCTCGATGTCTTTAGTTTGCCACCAACTGCGCATAAATAGGTAGTTAGCATCGTCATCGCTGAGTTTGCCGGGCTGCATGAAAATATCGCCCCAGTAAGGCAGGCGCAGGTCGGTACAGAAATAACCGCCGTGTTCGA